GTTGGCAAGGTTCCGTTTTCGGCTCGTGCGCCTACACCACTTGAGCGTCCGAGGTGGACGGCGTGGCGGGCAATACGACCCTGGACGGTGTCTTTGCGGGTTTCAACTTGCGAAAGAATGAAGTTCGCATTGTTGAGGTTGTCGAGATATTCCTTGTAGTCGTCCTTGAGAATGGCATCGACTGTTGAGAGTGTTGCGGGCATGATGGGGTTCCTTTAAGAGGGTGGGTGAATGTGGGGGTTCACAACCTTGTCAATGGTTCACGCCATCCAGCGTTGCCTTGCATCTTCCGATGTTAAGTGGTTGTATGTGGTGCGCCTCATCCGAGGTACAGACGAAATGCTACACCACTACAACACCTGTTTGTCAAATGGCTAGCTAAGACCGTGCTGTTGCAGTCGAGCCATAGCCCGTTCGCGAGGACTCATGTTCTGTCCTGCGAAGGTGGTTGAGGCTTGCCCATTGACGATGGGTGTCGCCATTTGGCTACCTGCCTCTGAACGCTTCGCTGCGATCTGCGTTGCCTGAGCGAGAACTTGATCTTCCATTTCGCGTATTGCCAGGGAAAGATCAAGGTCGGATCGGCGGGATGCTGCGACGATTGCTGCTGTCGCCAACGGCGTATCGGGTTGAAGTCCATGTTGTGCGAGCGTCTCCTCAATTTGTCGTTCGTACTGTGTTTGTACCTGAGCTTGGGCGAACTGGTTCATCCGTTGCTCGACGAGTTGTTCAACCTGACCGGGGGTCAGACCTGCCGACTGGCCGTCTTGAACTGCTTGCTGACCAATGGCGGCTTGTGCTTGGGGGCTGATGAAATTGTCAAAGCGTTCCCCGGCGAGGGTCTTGGCGTTGTCAACCATCCATCGGACTGCGGTGTCGGTGTCTCCTGACGCGAAAGCGTTAGCAAACTCTTGTACTGCACGGGCATCGTCGGGATGCATTTTGGCGAATGTTTGTGCAATCGGCTTGTAGCGTTCGCGTTCTTTGACACGGTCGGCTACTTCTGATCGGTATTTGTCTTCCCAATTGACATCGGTGGAACTGGCTTCTGAACCTTCTAATGGCGCAGTATCCACTACACCTTCGGGGTTAAAGTCGGTCATTGTGGTGGCATCTCCTGTGGTTGTCCTGGCTGTCCGTTTTGTATTTGTGGAACCAATGATCCAGGTGCTTCATTGGCTTGCGGGAGCATTTCTGATCCCGGCATCTGTTGCTGTGCTGCGAGTTGTGCGGCTGCTTCGTCAGCGGCCAGCTTTTGGTGCGCTTGAACGTGAACGTCAATTGCTTGTCGAACATCGGGTGTTGCAAGCTCGTATGCAGGGGATTTGCGCTCACGGTTGTGTTGGGCAATATGTTTGGCGTGGTCGTCAAAGTCGGCTGGCATAACAGGGGTGGCCTGCATGAGTAGTCCGTTTTCCCATTCGGCTTTGGCAACATCGGGATCTGCTGATGCCATGAAACCTTTGGGGTCGGGAAGGTCGAGCAGTCTTGACAGGCTTGGGCCGTCAATGTTTTGGAATGCTGCTGGGAAGGTTTGTGCCAGCGATGTGATGACGGATTGGGTTGCAATCTTGGATCGTGGTGCGGTCGCGTCTAGCGGGACTTTGACTTGTGGGGTTTCGTCAATGTCTTCGGCTGTCCATTCAAACTGGACGGTCGATCCTTGCTGGGTAGTGATCGTTTGTGATCGCACCATGCCTGATTGCTGGGCGTAGGCACGGTACAACTGCAACGTCATTTGACCGATACGCGCCCAAACAGCAGACTGGTTTCGTGCCATTGGTGCTAGTGGGCCGTCGTCCTTTTCAGCCAATACTGATAGGGCAAGTCCTGAGTTGCGGTCGCCAGGTGCTTGACCGCGAGAAACAGCGTGGGTGGAGAAGATGTCGTCCATCTCTGCTTCTAGTTGTGCAGCCTCGTTACTGATCCAGCGGGGGACTTCGGGTGCTGACTGCCAATGCGGTTCGCCCAGTTCGGCGTTGTATTCAAGAACGTCGGCTGGGTCGGTCGTAATGGTGTCGGAGTCTTCAATTGATCCTGCGGGAACCATCAGTCGAGCGTTAGCTGCTTTACGCATATGTTCAAGGATGGTTGAGCGCGCACGGTTGTAGGCGTACTGGATGTCTCGTGCCGGGGTAAGAAGTGTGTTTCCGACCCATGTACGAGGGATTTTGCGCTGGATACCGATAGCGATGTTGAGGCGTTGGAATGGGAATGGCCAGCCTTGACCGTCGCCGTAGGCGTATACCTGCTTGTTGTTTACGACGTGTACGACGCAACCAGGGGTACGGTTGGTTGGGCGTTCGTAGTAGCAGTAGACAAGGGTTAAGCGGGGTGGTTGACCTTGTGGTCGACGCGACAGCAATGTGCGGTGGCGCGATGACAATGATGCTTCAGCGTCAGGTACGGGATCAAAGTCAAGGTCGTAGCGTTCTTTAACCTGCTCAGGGGGTAGAGCGACACATTTGATCCAGTAGCGAGCGTCATCAACTGACTGTGAACCTGGTTCTAGACAGAATTCGCTGATACCGAGGGGTGTGAGGCGTACACCACCAGCGGGGATCGGGATGGCGGTCACGGGGTCGGTGGCAACGATCTTGCCTAGTTGAGGATCCCATTCAATAGAAACGGCTGCTGATCCACCATATAGGACTTGAAGAAGGTGTTCTTCACGAATGTCAGCCCAGTCTTGTTCTGTGGCTTCCGATAAGAGAAGTTGTTCTTGTAGACGTTGGCGACGAGCTGACGCGTCGTCTGTTCCTGATGGCTCGATCTCCCATACGAGTGGGGAGCGCGTCATACGAGATAAAAGGTTTGTTGTACGAGGCCCAAACTTATCAACGGTGATACGCGTGTACCGTTCGTTGTCGTTGGCATAGTCCAGTTCTTGCACAATGTTGCGGGTCTGATCCCACCAAATCCATTGTTGACCGCTGTTGTAGGACGCGTTCATCCAGTAGTCGCGTCGTTCTTTTAGGAGATAGCGGTCAGCCTTGTTCCATAGGTCAATGACATCTGTTGGTTTGGGTGGTTCCCAAGGTTTCATGGCCCTACGCCTTCAGTTGGTGACTGCCACGCTGTTCGTGACCGAGGATCGACTTGTTCTTTCTTTGTTGACTTAGAGAATTTTTCGGCGGCGATAGCTGCTGATGGATTCTTTGCCAACAATAGATTAGTCAATCTACGGTTCTCGCGTAGTAACAACAGGACAATTCCCAGTAGGGCGACGAGGCTGAACGCTGCGAATATCACAGATCACCAACGAAATCAGTATCTATTTCGGGTTTGGGGGTGTCTTCCCGACGAGGACGACCTCGCTTGCTGGTAAGGGGTGAACCTGCTACATCGGGCCGTGCGGAGCCTAACGGCGGATCATCCTCGTCGAGTTGACTTGTAGGGCCTGCCTGCTCTACAGGTTGTGAGTCTACACCCACAATTGCTCCTGCGATTAAGGCTAGGCGTTCTTCTGCTATTTCTGCCCGGTCACCCATTTCTTTGGCGACTGCTGACATTGCTGCGAATTCTCCGTAACGGTGCATTTCTATTGCACGGGCTGGTGCAACCATGCGAGCTAGTTCAAGCGCACAGTCGGCACAGATGTAGAGACGGGTGTTTGCTGACGGGTTTGCGTCGTCGGGACTGTTGTGTCCGTCTAGGTCTAGTTCCATGTCAATGATCGGCTTGGCGACCCCTCGACAGATCCAACAGCAACCTGGCAGATAATTGTAGTTGTCAACGATTCTCATTACCATCTCCGCTTTTTTGTTTTGTCCAACTTCTCCATGAACCTTTGTACTCTACCCTCAGCATCATATGTGGCGTGTTTATGTTTGCGGGTGATTTCATTGTACGGACGGCAGGCTAGCAGATATCGGAGTGCGTCTACTGCATGGTCTTCGTCGTCGGTGTCTACGTCTTCCACTTTGGTTTTGTCGTGGCGCATCGCGGGCAGGGTGCGGAGCAGATGCTCGCAAGTAGAGAAAATTTTTAATTTTGGCTCATCGTTGATAACGCCTGGTTGCAGGTAGCGGTGGACGTTTTGCCATCCTGAGATACGGGCGTTTTTGGCTCGGCTGGTGGAGACTCCTAGTGAGTTGTATACGCCTGCGACGGTTTGCCCTAAGCCTTGGACGTTGCTGTATGTGGATGGGTCAATAACGGTGGCGGTGATGCGTTCGTTTTTGCCGTCGCTGGTTTTGGACATTTCTTTGATTTGCATGGCTTGTTGTGCTGCTGTCAGGTTTTTTTGGTATGCCTCTCGGTAGACGTAGCAGGTTCCGTCGGCTGGATCCCATGCTCCCCATAGGCAGCAGTAGGGGTTTGCTGTTCCGAAGTCGATTCCTCGGTAGCGTGGCCATTCTGCTGGGATTTCAAATGGTGGTATGACGTGGGTTTCTCTGTTGAATTCGGAAAAGTATTGCCCGGTGAAGGTGTCCCAGTCGCCTAACAGTTTTTGTTTGCGTTCTGTTTCGGGGAGCATGGATAGGTGTTTGCGGTATGTGGGGTCAATGTGGGGGTTGTCGTCCACGGTTGACGGTACGAACGCGACGATGAGGTGGTCGGTGGGGTCGTGGGGTATTTCTAGTTTGTCGATCTCTGTTGGGTCGTCGGGGAGTTCGACTCGGCGCACAATGTCAGGATTCTCAAATCCTTCTCGTACGTCGTAGACAACAGCGTATTTGCCGTGTTGGGTGGGTTGTACCAGCATTTTGTATAGGAATGTGTGTCCACGGTCGCCAGGGTTCGTTGCAAACATAACGTGGGTTCTTACGCCTAATGCAGTCATTTTTCGGCTGGTTCGGAGTCGGCCCGACATCATGAGCATTTGGTAGGGGGTGAATTGGGTTGCTTCGTCAAAACCGATGAAGTCGTACTCGGCAGACATATATTGTCCAACATCTTCGTCGCGGGCGCAGAATCCGTATTCAATAACTGATCCGTTGCCGTACCACCAGGCTTTGACGTTGTCAATGGATCGTAGGGCTGCATCCACGTTTAGTTGGGCGTATCGGACTTGGGATCGGATGATGAGTGATCGGCGTAGTTCGGGGAGTGCGGTTCGCACTAGGAGTGTGCGATGACCGGGATATTTCTCTGATAGTTCGTGGGCGTGGTAGGCGAGTAGTTCGGATTTGCCACCACCAGCTGCACCACCATAAAGAAGCCAGTCAACTTTCTTTACTAGGGCGTGAGCTTTCTCTTGGCGTTTGTTGCCTGTGAGTTTCCATGCTTGTAGGTCAATCTCTAGTAGGCGTAGGTATTCGTCTTGTTCTGACCCTGTGAGTTGACCGAATTCGTCATCGGATAGGAAGTTCATTTGGTTTCAATACCGTACTCGTACCTGTCGTCGTCTGAGGTGCGCCACTTATCTGCGTCTTCGACATCCCATAGGCGAGTGTTGATAAGTCTTTGGATGAGGGTTCCGTCTTTGGTGGTGAACGACGGGTCAAACAGTCTGACTCTGTTGTTTGGTTGGATGGCGTAGTTGCCGTCGTCTCTGAGGATTACATGGCCACATTTGTGTTGACCGGGGTTTTCGCTGAACCCTACGTTGATTGTGTTGGCTTCGGGGGAATGCCAGTCAAGAGTAAACAGGTATTTGCCGTTAACAAATTCGCCTGATCGAGCAACATAGGTCATTCGCATATGGCGCATCGCTTCAAACTCTGTAACAGAGATTTGTGAACTAAACGAGTTCCAAAGCACTAGGTCGTGAATATCTACTTCGGGTACGCCTGGTTCGGCACAGAACGCTGATATGGGCATTCTCCACCAAACACCACCGTCTTCCATTAGGAAGTGGAATAACGGCGACCGACCTTGCATTGAGGCCACACCAAAGATCATGCATGGGAAGTATTGGTCGTGTGAGTCAACCTGGTTGCGTAGATAGTTGCCTCGTACATAACATTCGATTGCAGGTATGTTGGCGTTTAATTCAGGCATTTCCGTCCCCTATTGCTCGCAGACCAGCCTCGACACGGGCTTTCGCTTCTGATCTTAACTCTTCTAAGCGCGACAGACGGTCTTCGGGATTCCCGGTACGGTTCTCGTTAATCGTTGTTGCCTGGCCTGACTCCAACCTGAGGATGTCATACCAAATCTTCGCCACCTTAGTAGCTTCTTCGGCAGACTTAATCTCCCATTCGTTGCTTACCAGGCGTAAACCGAGGTCAACAATGATGGATTGAGCCAATTTGGGCAGTATTTCCCGTGATGCGACCCCTGAAGCGAGCAGATCTTGCCCCAACACCTTTAATTGTTCGGCAGACTTGCGTCGTTCTTCTTTTTCCAACACCTTTTTGACCCGAACTTCTTCAATGTCGGCTGCACGGTGCGCTCTTTTGGCTTGTTGAGCCTCGCCTTTAGAAATAATTACGATCTCATCCATGTCTTCGACCACACGAGTTGACTTAGCCTGGGTAGGGCGGCGACCTTTGATGCCTTCAAGGATGTCATCTGCGTCATCAAACGCTTTTCTCATTGTCATATCAAGTCTTTGCCTGATGTCAGATCATGAAGGGTGGCCCAAATCTGCATTGCAAGCGAACCAACCGACTGCGTAGCAACCATTTCGCCTGCTGTCAACGAGTTTACGTCATAAGAACGCTCCGCAAGCTCGACAATGTGCGCTGCCGCACAGAAAGCTGCCTTACACATATCAGGTGTTAGGAAGATCCCGGCGGACTCCAACGCGAATCGGGCTTGAGCAACCAAAGCGTCGTTACCTAATCTTGTAACAGTTCGCATCAAATCATCAACAGTTGCCATATCTTCTCCCAAATAAACTTTGTCCTGTTACAAAAACTGACACTATCACCATACAGCCCCATGGTATTGTCATGTCACCGAACTTACGAAGCTGGTCATGTCGGGATGACACACCAGCGGAACTCGCCCGTAGTAAGCCTGTCTAACCAGGAGCGTAGGGAAACGTGACCTGAAAGGGGGTTCGGATCCCATGCATAGAGTCAAGCCGACAGTCGAATCGGATGCCAGCTAGTAAGCCGTGGGTAGGTAGTTAAATAATGAAACGAGTGAACATCGTTAAGGTTCGGGTGTTGGTACGGTGTAGGGCCGCCAACGGTAGGGCATTGGGGCAGACCGAAAGGTCTGAGACGAAGTTAAAGTCACCGATGTGACAACACACGGATGACAACAACTCACTTCGACAGCCACGCTGGCGATGGTGAGGCGTTAGCCGCCAACGGCGGAACATCCCTTGACCTTCCAACGTCGAAGACGCCAAGCCCCCGGCAAGGACACCCTTTGAAAAAGGTCGAAAAATACGGGAGAGTGAATAGGGAGAGGGGGGTGGGGCCCCCCAGTGGGCGGTGGGTGGGGTCGGTCGGTTGTGGGCACGGCCACGAGGTAGCTGGTGGGGCATAACAGACTAGCGGTCTAGTCCCGTGGTCTAGGCGATGCGTCTAGTCTCACGGTCTAGGTACTCGGTCTAGCGCGTCGGTCTAGTCATGCCGTCTAGGACTTCGGTCTACTCGGGGAGCGTCGGGGTCTGCCGTCCTCGCTTCGCTCGGTTGGCACCAAGGCGGTGCGGTCAGCGTGCTTACCGACAGGGACGCGGTGGCGGTGCGGGTCTTGCTCCGAATAGTTTCGGTTCGGCGGTCTCGGTTGGTGGCTTTAAATATTTCAGGGGTTAACACTTGACTAGTCGGCTCCGATGTGGAAGAATCAGGGGGTGAGTCCGTGCGGTCTCGCCCGCTTCGGCGGTCAACTTATAAGGGGTTCGAAATGAATCAGCAATTGGTGAACGAGGTGATTCGCGAACTTGACGCGGTGACCGGTGGGAGTTGGGAGCGGATTCCAACGGGTGGGGGCTGTGAAGCTCTTGTGTGTCCTGCATTGATTAACGGCAATATTGGGCGCGTCTTTTTGACTGACGGTCAGGCTGGCGTGGATTTTTTTCATCCTGAAATGAGTTTCGCGGCGTTGGCGTTTGAGACGTCTAATTTGTTTATTGATACTGAGTATTCGGACGTAGATCTGAACGATGTGTGCAATGCCGAAGATTTCGCGGAATTGGTCGCGTCGTTGATGGTTCGTCCTGACGGTTCGGCGATTGCTCAATGTTTCGCGGGGGTGATCTGAATGAGTGCGAAGCCTCAGATCTATTTTGCGGTTTATGACTCTGCCTCGGATTCGGACTACTACGCTTTTGACTTTATGTGGGATGCGGTTGAGCAAGTGCGCGAATGGATCGCCGAGGGACTTGATACAGATTTAATGAATGACGACGGGGCTGACTGGGGTCGGCTTTATGTTTGTTCGGTTGATGCTGATACGACTCCTAGCGGGGATCGTCCTAAGGGGATGAGTGACGCGGAGAATGACGCGTGGGTTGATGCTTGGTCGTTGTGGGATTATGAAGATGACGCGATTCGGTTTCGTGATATTCATTCTTCATGGGGTGATCACGGAATGGTGAACATTAACGCGTGACCTGGCTGGCGTAGCCCTGCGGGGTTTATCAGGTTCGTAACCTGACTACGCGCTACCCGCTACTTGGTGGGTTCATAAATAAGGGGTTCACAATGGAATTATCAACATATGCGAAAGTCTGTCAGGCGGTTTGTGACTACGAGAAGATCGTGCGCGATCCTCGCAGCGTGGGCAAGACGTGGGAAGAATTTCTAGAAGAGGCGAACGATGATCCCGTGGCGGTTGGTTATGAGATCGCCGACCTGGCTTCGGATCTGTTCCCTGAGTTGGTCGGTATGTACAACGACGGCGAACTGGTCGCGCTGACGGTTCGCATGGCTCAGGACTGGCTCAAGTACGTTTCTTGAGTTGTTGGCCCAGCCCTGCGGGGTTTTCCGAGTTCGTAACTCGGCTGGGTGCTGTGGTTCCGTTGGGGAATCACCTAAACAGATAGGGGTTAATGATGACCGTTAATAAACCAACGTCGACGGGCGCGCCGTCCGGAGACGCGCCAGCGTGCGGGTTCAGCGTGCATGATCCGAGCGTGCTTGATCTCAGCGTGCGGGATCGCTTGAACTGGATTAATGAGCGCGTGGAAATTGCTCAGGGGATCATAGACGAAGACGACGACTACACCGACCCGCTTTTGTTGTGGGTTTTGGGAACTGTTGAAGAGTTCGCGGACTTATTGCGCGTTCATTTTGCGGGGGTGGAATCGTGACTAGATATATCGTGCATGAGTCGGGCGTGATCTTTGACGCGTCCGAGTGTGTGTTAATTAATGATGAGAATTTAGATGATCACGATATGGCGCGCCTATCGGGTGACGACTACTACGACGACAGCGTCATGGATGAGATCGCCCAACGGCTCGGGATTCCGATTCCGGACGCGGTCGATGCGGCGCGCTGGGACGCGTTCGTAAATTCTCCCGACGCGCAAGGTTCAACATTGCGGGCGGCTTTGACTTATTTTCGGTGCGCGTCTTGTGAATCTGCGGGCGTGCATCCCGTCCCGACTGTTTGGCCGTTGGCGGCGTTGGTCGTTCCGTGGGATGTCATGGGCGACGCGCGTTCGTTCGCGTTTGTTTGTGACGGTTGCGGTAATGGTTCGTCGGTGGTGGTCGTATGAGTGGCGCGGACTGGTTGCCTACTGTTCACGCCCAGCCAGGTGGCGGGGTTTTTGTTTCTTGCCGTTGTGGCGAGGCGTTGCGGTTCATGTTGCACCATGACGCGAAGACTTCGCCAGCGGTGAAGATATCGGCTAAGGGTGGCGCGTCTGCTTTGGTTGCGAACGCGTTTCCGTTGCCGGTTGGCCCATTGGATACGGGCGGGTCGTGTGATGCCACGACATCGGCGTGTGTTGACTGCTACGCGGCAGGGTTAGAGAACCTTTACAAGAATCTTGCTATAGGTGCATCGGTCAACCTTGCGAACCTTGAACACTTGAAAGCGTGCGGGGGTCAACGGGCTGTCATCGATGCGCTGGTGGCGTGTGTCCGTCATTCGGAAGTTCAGCAACGGGCGCGCGGTGTTGCTCGCCCGTCGTTCCGTTGGCATTCTGCTGGTGATATTTTTGCGGGCTGGTATGGGCGCGCGATTCGGTCGGCTGTTGTGGCTTCGCCAGGTGTAGCCCATTGGATCTATACGCGGGACGCGGTCAAGGTGAAGAGCCTGCTACCTGCTCCCGACAACTTGCGGGTCATGTTGTCGGCGGATTCGGAGAACGTCGCGAAGATGGCGCGGGCGGGTCACAAACTTGGTTTGCCGCTTGCCATGCTTGCCGATGATCAAGCGCACGCGGTAGAACTTTGGGCGCGTGCCGTGGCGGTTGCTCCCGTGGTTGCTCCTATTGAATGCCCGGCGACAGGTAAATGGGCGCGCGATTCGGTTGGCGTGTCGTCTCATGTTGTGGGCGCGGATGGTCGGCGGTCGACGGCTCGGCGTGGTGAATTGGGTGCGGGTGCGTGTCCGTCTTGCCGTGTTTGTTTGCCGACTGGGGCGGTGCGCGGTGTGACGTTCTTGTTGCACGGCGGGAAGAATCGCGGACGGTCGGCGGGTCGGTTGGGTGCGGCGGTGTCGGTTCGTGTTCGTCGTGGGCTGGTGGCGTTGTGATCGTGTTCGCGTGTTGGGTTTGTTGGATGTGCGCGCTCGTGGTGGTGTGCCGTGACTAGTCGGGTAGACCGTCTCCCGTGTTCGGGGCTTGATCCTTTGGGGCATCGGTGCGGGTCGGGCTGTTTGCCGATAGTGGCGCGGGGTCTTCCCCCGGTGCCTGGTTACCGTTGGCGATATGGCTCTACGGCGCGCGGGTGCTGGTCGTTGTGGCTTGAGAAGATCGGGGGTGGGGGCGGTCGTTGGTTTGTTCTTGATCGCCCGGCTGCCGAATCGGCGCGCGAGTTGGTCGCGGTAATTCATGCGTACGCCCAAGGCGCGCGGGGTGTCATCGAGTAAGCGCGCCGACATACCGAGAACGAAAAGCCCGTGCCGATGTGCGCGGGTTTTTTGTTGTACCTATTTCGTCGGTGACGAAATTCGGGGGGTGTCATAGGTGCGGGCGTTTGGGGTGTTTTGCAGCCGGATACCTGGCTGGGGTTGGCGAGCTGGCCACGATCGAAGTCTGCCGACGGCCAACCGGATGCTGGGTGTGGGTTGACAGCGTGCGTGATCGCAAAATATTTTCGCAGATATGGCCCGACAGCGTGCGTTGCAGGCGAATAATTCCGATTATGTGTGGTAAACATTGTTTATGGCTTCCGTACGATCAATTACTGCTCATCATCTTGGGGGTTATGCCTCGATTCATACTCGTAAACGGTATAAGAAGGACATTATGACCTGGCAACGGTGGTGTCTTCTTGTGGATATCCATCCGCTGGATTGCACGGCGGTGAATGCTCAACTGTTTGTGGATTGGATGGCTTCGCAGTACACGTCAACCTCGGTTGCGTCCCGTGTTTGTGGGGTCGCGAAGTGGATGGACGCGCTGGTCGAGGCTGGTGTTCTTAAGGTTCACGGTTTGCATTCGGTGAAGATGCCGAAGCGTGTCATCGTGCTTGACAATTCGACTGTGCCGTCCGATGATGAGATGGTGTTGGTCATGTCAGCGTTCTCTAAGCGTGGGCCTCGTTGGGAATGGCTCGCTGCGATGGTCGCCTGGGGTGGCTGTGACTGCGCTGAAGCTCTCCGAATTCGGAAGACGGATGTTCGGACATGGGAAGGGAAGACGCTAGTCACGGTGCGTTCTCGTCGAGGCAACAGGCGCGAGATCCCGGTGGACGGTCGGCTTGAAGTGCTGACTTTAGGTCTGACAGCGGTGTTCGCTGCGACTACTACGCTCGGTGGGACGTTTGGTTCTAAGCACGCGACTGAGACGATCAATGATGTCGCTTCGGATGCTGTTGGTCGTCGGCTCACGGTGCAGGATATGCGTCGGTGGGCTGTCCAGCGTCAGTTTCAGCGTGGTGTTCCTGTCCCGGTCATTGCGAAGTGGCTCGGCCACACGAACGATAGGTATGTTCGGCAGACTTTGCGCCTACTAAATCCTGTGTCGCTGGTTAGCCAGGCTGATGTGATAGCTCAGATTGTTGTCGAGCCTGATGGGGATCGGTTCGGGTCGGGTTCAGCACCTGACTCAGTTATTTCGTGATCTTGCCGATGACCCACCACAGGATGGCAACACACGTTGCTGTTAATCCCGTGAAGTAGATGACTTCAACTGTTTTGTCCACGAATCGTTGCTCCTCAGGCGATAGTTGATTCATTTTATCTCCAGTACGGATCGTAGTTGTTCGCCCACCCAGCGTGCTACGGGCGACGCTACACCATTTCCGCATTGCTTGTAACGGTTGGTGTCGGCTTGTTCTTTGCCGTCTGCTGTCCAGCGGGTGTGGTCGTCAGGCCATCCCATCAAACGCTCGCATTCCAACGGGGTAAGTCGACGTACTGCTAGTCCCGGTGGAGATACTGACGGTGGTTGCTGAGATGATTTAATTGTTGGCGACGTGTCTTCAAGGACGGCTGCATTGCTACCAAACTGGGTATCAAATGAATAGATAGGTTGTGCTATGAAGTCGCTACTATCTCGACCGATCCTCAACGAACGGTGAATTCCGCTGTCGTCCAGCTTTTGGTTGTAGCCATCGTAAACAATTGGTTCTGCAATAAAATCGCCATTGCGTTTTACGCGTAGCGTGCCATGTACTGTGTTGAGCGTACCGTTAAGATCATCGTAGGCAACTGCTTCTGCAAGCATTGGTACTTGCCCGCCCCCAGTTCCCATGCGTTGCTTGAGGGTCGGAACGGTTTCGGTGTCCATACGGAAGTCGTCATGGCGCGTGGCATCAAATACATACGGTGGTTGTGGTTCGGCAATAAAGATTTGTGCATGGTGTGACTGTGTTGATGGCACTAGACCGTTGAGGCATAGGGCTGTATCGGTTTCGGTTGCGCTGAAGTTGTTTGCTTTGGCATCTTCACGAATCGAATATGCGACAGGGATGACAGAACCTGACATTACTTCTTGGTGGTTGGAATAGTTCTTTGCACCGTAGGTTGTTGTCAATGTCGGTCCAAGTTCAGAAATAGGCATATTAACTTGATCTATTGCAGTAACAAGTGTTTCTGAACCACCACCTAAGTCACCACCGGTTGATCTGAGAGTGCCGAAACCAATGACGCTGAAGTCACCAAATGATGACGATGTATGAACTATTTCTTTTCCATCACTTGGATCAATGCTTGTCGAAGCAAATCGGGTAGCGTCTTTCCGCGCCTTTCGGCCCTTCGCAAAATCCCCTCGGCTGCCTTGGATGACAGGTAGTAGCGGGTCGGGACATCGGTCGCTGGCTGCAGAATCGAAGATAGAGACGAGAAATATTCTTCGTCGTCGTTGCGGGGTGCTTCGGAAGTATTGCGCGTCCAGCACGGCGTACTCTTGTGTAATCGCCCCGATGTCAGCCAAACTTGAGAGGACGACACCGAAGTCGGCTCCTTTGTTGCTTGACAAGGCTCCTGGGACGTTTTCCCATATGGTGGCTCTTGGGTAAACAGAGTTAGTTGCATCTCTCATCTCCTTGATGATTCGTACTGCTTCAAAGAACATTGATGATCTGTCTCCTTCTTGGAGTCCAGCTCGCTTGCCTGCTACTGATAGGTCTTGACATGGTGATCCGAAGATCAGCACGTCGCATGGTGGTAGGTCTGCGCCGTTGACATCGCATACATCGCCCCATTTGGGGACGGTCGGCCAATGGTGGTGCAGGATCTTTTGGCAGTTCTTATCCCATTCGACCTGGAAGACAGGCTCGTAGCCTGCTTGCTCCATGCCCATGTCAAAGCCACCAACCCCGGCGAAAAGGCTGCCATAGGTGAGTGTCATCGTCCGTACCTTTGTTGGTTCCAGCGGTCTTGCTGTTGAGCGTCCCGGATCGCTGTCAGGACTACGACGAGCTTCTTAAGTTCGATGGTGTGTTCGTCCATGATTCGTTTCATGTCACGCGTTACCTCAGTCAAGTATTCGACCATGTCGTGTTGTGATTCGCGTACTACGGGGTCGCCCATTCCAAAGTCGGGTCGGCGTGGTGTGATCTTGGGTCGTGGGTCTTCTATTGGTTCACGGTTCATTTGTTGTCTCCTTCATCGTTTACGAATAGTTTCATGTGGGCATCTCTGCCCTTGTCGGTGATTGCACAAATAATGCGCTGCCGTCCACGGTCATTGGCACGGGTTTCCCCGGTCGGTGCGATCCAGCCTAAAGCTCGCAGGTCGGATGCTCGACGGCGGATACCTTCATCGGCAAGTGTTGCGGGTCGGCCCAGGAGCAGTCGTACGGCTTCTTCGTCGGTGACATCGTGTAGTGCGTAGATGTCTAGTAGGCGCGCTGCACCGTTGGCGCGCGACTTTGGTTCAATGCACGTCACGGGATCGTCTGCACGGACAGCAGGTGCGAATGGGATAATCACGACTGCCACACACCGTTCTGTAACTGCTCAACGAATGCAAACTGGCGTGGCTTGCTTGTGTAATCAAGGCCACCACAACTCATGTATGTCAGTACGCCAGCATCGTCAATGCAGAATGCGATGACTGCTCGGCGCGTATATGTGGATGTGCCGTCAGGATTTGTCCATTCAAGCACGATCCTTGTTGGGATGGTTATTGGTATCCATGTTCTAATCATTGTATTTCCCCTTTGTTTGTGTGTATTTGTTTTCTAACTCTTGGCATCGGGCGCACCGTAGATACCCGGTCTGCTTGTTAAAACTGTGCGGGATCGCCCAGGCTTCAATGAATTCTCCACAGGTGTCGCAGTCACCCTCGACTGGTGGTTCAAAGTATGAAGATCCCATGTCAATCCCATTGACTTTTGTAGTTGCCACGAACGAACGGTGCTTCGCGTTTCGCCCAGCAGTCCCGGCATAGCCACATTGATCCGCCACCTGAAAGGTTGAGGGCAACATGAACGAGCAACTTTTTTTTGTCGCAGTCGGGACAGATATCAGCTTTGTTCACTTGCTATGTCCTTTGCTATCGGCCAGTCGGCTGTTGTGACTGAATGCAGTAGGTTCAGCACCTGGCGTAACGGTGAGTCCGTCTCTAGGGCTGTCGTCTTGGCTAGGTAGTCTGCTTTCTCTACCTCGTACGCTTGCTGGCAGGCTTCGCATATCGGTAACCCTAGTCGCTTCTCTGACCGATAGCCAGCATATGTTCCATGTTTTACTTTGGATTTCTGTTGGGCTTTGTTGCGTCGAGTTGTTTCTACATTGGCCGCGATACAAGCATCGCAATGTTCTAAGCCGAATTGCCATTCAGCTTTGTAGCCACCGATGGTTCCGTGCTGGATGCGTCGTTCTACGCCTTCTATGCGAAACTCTGACTTCAATGCACGTCGTTCTTTCTCGGATGTGCCACCGAAGATCCCGACGACTTTGCCGGGAATTTCCATTGCGTACTGTAAGCATTCTTTGCGAACTGGACACGGGGGATCACCGACCATCTCGTACCGTTGTTTGTCACGGTTGAACTTGCGGGTCTGATTGCCGTTGCAGATCTCTTTGATCTCGGTAGTCGAGTCGCCTGGTTCGGGCATGAAGATGTTGGGATCCATGCCACGGCAACGAGCTTTTTCAACCCAGTCTTGAACGGGTATGAAGTTGAATGTAACTGCTTCACCTGTCACGACTCGTCAAACTCCCGCCAGGCTGACACGCTGTCGCTCAAGATTATCGCATAGTCAACTGTCCAGTCGTTGTTCTCAATGGCTTGCGCTAGGCGTTCGCCACGGATACGCAACGCTTTGTTTTCGCGCTGTAGTTCGGTGATCTGATCGGCACAAGCAATGAGGTGTCGAGACATTAGGTTGAGGTGGCCTTGGCGTGAGCGACGACGCATTATGAATAGTTTTACCAGGTTCATACGACACCGCCAGGATGGTTGTCCTTCAAGTAGGTGATGAACGCTGACGCGTCGCCTTTGGTCAAGGTTCCCAATGTGGTGATCTCGCGACCGAGTTGCATCGAGGCAAGGCTCAGGGCTTCTTCGGCGTTGACTCCCCATTCACGCAGGAGCGCGCGAACCATTCCGATTTGCTTTGGTGTCGCCACATTGGTGCTGGTTGATGCTGGCTGTACGACGACGGCTTCTTGGATTTCTGCACCGGGGAATTCTTCTGTCCAGTCAAGTGTCGGTTCGTACGGCGGGTCTTCAACCCAGTCGGCTTCTACGACGACCTTCTGTGGTTCAGCGTTGGGTGCTGTCGTTGGTGGTGCTGCGGTCAGTACGGGTGCTGAAATATTTTGCAACGGATCAACGGGTGTGTCAGTCCATTCCACGCCAGCGATAGACGATGCTTCTTCGGGCGTGTATGACAAGCCAGCGACAACGTCTGCGAAGATCATGCGACACAGTTCTGATGTAGCACGAGCCAACAGCATGGCACGAGGGTAGGTCTTCCATGCACCACGACCAGCGAGGCCAGCCTGCTGTGCATCCTTCATTGACCATTCGACTGTGGCTTCTGAGTCGTTGTCGGCGCGCTTGCCCCATAGGACAACTTTGTCGTTGCTTGCGAGCTTGACATCTAGGCGGTGACCAGCACGGGCGACCAAGGCTCGCATCAGTTCGGGAGCCATGCTCGGCTTGCCTTCAATAACATGGATTGAGTTGAGCGATTGCATCGGCCCTAGACCCAGTTCGTCGCCGTAAAGGATCGCAGCGAATACTGCTTCGGGCTTGCCACGGAACGCACTAGGTACAAACGGTGTGTTCGCAATCTTTTGTGCGGTCTTCCAGTTGACTTCAGCCGGGGACAGGGGTCGTGCTACTTCAATATTGGACATGGTGCTTCTCACTTTGTGATCTGTACGGTCTGACGACCATAGGTTGCTTCGGAATATTCTGTGACATCAATGCCCAGTTCTTTTAAGGCGGTGACTCGCCAGCCCAGCGACGCTGTGAATGGGAGTACGGCTTTGAGTGTGTCAATCAACATGACGACATTGTTCAGGCTGACTTCGCCCGTACCTTCGGGGTCAAGCGTTGATCGGGTGATGTGCTTCAGTAGGTCTTCCGATTCCCATTTGCGGGTGGAAGTGGTGCGACGCTCGACCGTACCGACATCGTCAATAAACATCTTTTTCTCAGGCATGAGACGGGTGATGTCATCTTCGGTGGCACGGATCAACGTGTCTAGGTCTGCTTTGATGTCTTTGAGGTACAGCAAGCCTTTGAGCAGTTGCGGGTATTCCCCGGCTGCGGCTAACTCTGCTCGACTGGTGTCCGAACGCATGATTGCATTGCGGAGTCCGTCTTGGCCTTGTTGCTCAAGCGAGCTGGATAACGGTACTGGAACTAACTCTGTCATGGTTTCCCCTTTGTTGTTTTGGTTACCCTCACCTTATGGCGGGGGTGTTGCACAGTAATGATTATGAAGCATGGGTGTATGGAAGTCAAGGCATATTTTTACAAATTGCGTGACCCCACCATTGCATTAGCACGACAAGCTCCAAGGTTGCCATCCACATTTGCCTTGAGCCTCACGGCCCGAATAGAGCAGGTAAGCCCACCCTAGGTTTGTGGCAGGGTCAAACATATCTTGGGGTTCGATGCCCAGTTCTGTCCACCATTCGTGGTGGGCGTACCAATTGCCCTGGATTAACCCGTAGTCACGGCATTGTCTCCCACTGTCAGACTTTGAACAGGCGTCGGGCTGACATCTTGATTCACGCCACATAATTTGACCTAACGTCTGCAACACGTCAGGGTCGTTAGGCCAGCCAACCGAGATCGCTGTCTCGTACCATTCACCACACTTGCCGTACATTGCACGCGATTCGTCAATGTAATCAAGGGGATCTGACACTAACGGTGCTTCGGTTGTTGTTGTGGTTGTGGTTGCTAGGTCTTCTTGCAATGCTTCGTGTGCATTCAAAATGACTGGTTGTGTTGTGACTGGTGCGAGCTGGAGAACAGGGAGTGTCTCGGTTGAGACTTTCATTGTCGATCCGCACGATGACATAACGCAAATAATGAGTATTGCTTTGGTGATTTGCCGCATGAATTTCCTTTGTTAAGGGTGATAGAGGCTCGTAGCCTTCAACATCACGTTTGTGTTGGCAACACCAAGTTTACTGTACGGCAACCTTCGGTCAAGTCACCGGGACTAAATGACGCTGTGAGCAGGGGCTACTGCCCGAACAACCGCATCAAATCTATGTACTCATTTGCTAAGACGGGATTACTTAACAAATCTTTCAGCGAAGAAACTTCAAGCCAACGTATTTGTTGCGCTGGAGTGTTAGCACCTGGTGGGAAGAAATCTTTCGGGAATGAATAAAGATCGCCTTCGTTAATTTGTTTAATTAAATTTTCTTTGAATGCTTGTTGTGCTGACCATTTGTTGCGAATTTCAGGTGCAACATTGTCCAATTGATTTGGGTTGTCAAATTTCTTAGTAAGGTCTAGCTCTTTTGTTAGATCAACCTGATCCCAATCTTTAGGCCATACAGGGTTTTGTCCTGCTCTAGGAGTGGCACTAATTTCAGCACGACGAGGACTCATCGGTATTTCTCTATAGGGCGGGGGCTGATAATTAGGGTCAGCAAACGGATCAGTAAGTGGCTTCGTTTCAGCTGGGGGCTTCATCCAGTCGGGGACAGAATCAAGTTGTGAAGTTAATTGGTTGATGTATTGCTCCATAGCATCTGCTGATCTTGCTACAGTTCCTGCACCCGGTCGAGGCAAGTTCACATTTTCTACTGAACTTCTAATGATCCCGCTAATACCTTCAGCAAACGGCCCGCCAACATCACCAAAGCCTCTAACTTCATTTATAGGCCCACGCAACTGGTTAAAAAATTCTGCTGTTTGACGAGGCTTAGGTTGACCTGTCAAATTAAGTCGTGGTCGTTCTCGTCCACCGTAACCTAAAACCCCTGCGTCATTGCCAGCTTGGAATCGTGCGAGATCATCAGCCAATCCTGACTTGATAAGGCGATAAGAGTTAATGCCACCCCTAGCGACTGGCCCTACGAACGGTGCAACTGTTGCGGCCAGGTTGCCGTAGTCAAGTGCGGCATTGCCTAACCCGTTGACCCAACCTTGTTGTTTAATATCTGTCGCCGTTGGTGAAGCAGACGGTTTACCTACACGGGGAATTGCTGTAATGTCACCTATAAGTCGACGTGTTGAAGCATCTAATCCTCGATTGGTTTCTCCAAGAAGGTTAAATGACCCGACTAATGCAGGATCAAATTGATCTACGGGTTCTTTGCCAGCAACATATTTTACTAACTGTTGGTTAGCCCAATCAGCCATATCTATTGGCGTTGCTGCAACTGTGTTAATTGTTCCCACAGCCATACCGCCTACCGATTTTGCTGTGTTACCTACCGATTTTATTGCGTTACCTATTTCGCCCCAGCTAGGCCACAAGCCCCCACCGCCACCTTTATCTTCTTGGGCAGGTATAGGTGGATTGGTGACACCGAATCGTAATGCTTGATTGGCCTGGTCGGCTTTGCGCCTGGCTAGGCGTTCGCTCATATCTGCCGTGGTATACGGCAGTCGTCTAGCAGGGGCATCGCGACGGGGAAGCATGGTACTACTATACCTTACGGCTTGCTGCGGCGTTGTCTACAAGGTTTGGGTACGGTCGACCAGCTTTAGATGCCATGCTCTTGGCAAGGGCGATACCTTCAGCACCAAGTTTGCTTGACTTCTTGTTCGGGTTCTTTGTTTCCCAAAAAGGCTTCTTCATTTCTTGTCAGCTTTCTGCTTGGCGTACTGCTCCAATAGACGACGACCCATAGATTTGGCTTCGGCTGGTGACGATGCACCCCATGCTTTGAGTGCTAACGCTTTGCGGGTCGGACGGCCTTTGTCGTCTTTCATTGGGCCTGGCGAACCACCCATGCGCGATAAGAACGATCCTTTACGACGCATCTGATCGGGGGAAGACGGGCGACCTTTGACCGGGGCTTTTAGAGTGCCACCTGTCTGTGCTTTGTACGACGCTCGACCTTTGTCGTTGAGTCCACCTGAAGGGTTCTGACCTTCTTTGCGTTGCCATGCTGGCGTTGCCATGACTAGCTCATTGGTGAGGATGGCATTGGCATACCGCCACCCATTGACATTCCACCCATGTCGCCACCCATTGGCATACCGCCACCACGGGCTGCGAGGCGAGGCGGGAGCATTGCGCCACCACCCATCATGTCAGCAGGAACCATGCCAACACCTTGGCACATAGGGCAGGGAACCATTTCGCCTTCGCCTTCACCCATGCCACCCATAGCCATGTCGCCACCCATAGGTGCGCCACCACCACTTGCCATACCTGAGGCTAGACCTGAGAGTGCGTTGCTATACATTGGGTTCATCGGCGTTCCTAACTTCGATTCTGAGTCCGTCTTCTCCACAGACGTGCGGTGCGTAAAAGTCTAGCCTAACAACGATGTCGGGTGTGTCGTCGGGTATAACCCCAGCGTCTACGAGTCCGTCTATCCCGGCTTTGGCAGCGGGGAAGCAGGCTCCAACGTCCTGTGGTGACCTGCCGTTCTTGTGCAGGGGGGTGACCGAGATGTGGATGCGTTTCATCGGCGGGATGTCGGCTGCTAGTTCGGCGTACTGCGCTCGCCACCATTTGGTGTCGCTGGCCCTGGCTCCCCAGTTGTTGGTCTTGCGTTCCTGGTTCAGAGTGGTGGGTCGTCGACCGTGGACTTCCAGTTTGTAGATCATCCAGCGTTAATTCTCTCCTGTATTTTGCGTAGGCGGGCTTTCTCGTCAGCAATTCGTTGTTCTTCTGCCTGCCGTTTGGCTTCTTCCATGCTGATGATAGGCCCTGGTAGACCGAATGTGCGTAGGAATGACGATAGTCGAGCCGTGTTTGGAGACAGTCCAAGTTCTGCGTATCGTCCCTCGGTGCGGAGTGATCCTTGACCGAACCGTTTGCCAGGCCCAACGGCTACATCGGTGAACGGAATTTTTGTGTCAGCAGGCCCAAGTTCTAATAGGTTTCGGGCTGGGCCGCCAAATGATTTTAGCCCTTGGTAGGCAACACCACCAACAAAGTCGCCAAAGGATGCGCTTGATGCTGTAGGGCTACCTTCAAGGTAACTGGGGCGGGATCCAGCGATTAAAGGTGGGAATTTGCGTCCCGTAAAGTAGTAGGCGGTTTCTCCAAGCGCGCTTAAAGTAAAAGTTATGGCTGGTGAAAATGATGTTGTTTGTTCAAATCCTGCTTCAAATGGGTTTTTTTGGAACAGGATTGCGTCGGTGTATGGGTTAGTAAATGACAGGTCAAACAACAGGCCACCGATGGGTGTCTTGTTTTGTAGCCAACTGTAAAGACCTTCGGAGTCGGGATCCATTGTCATCGAGCCAAGGTGAGAGTAGAACAAGACTCGGTCAGGACTATCTAGTAATAGTTTGGCTGCTGCGGTGTTGATGAATTTGATCCATGACCAAAATGGAAATATTTGTCGGACGACGTTTCGTTCCCACGGTGTCATTTCGCTGAACGATCCGAGGGTTTCGTTGGCGAATTGGACTGCTTCGGTTACTGCGGCTTGTAGTTGGGGGTCGTTGTGCAATGTGACAGGGTCAATGTCTGCCATTGTGCGACCTTGTTTGTCTAACGCTTCTTGCAACTTAACCATTGCTACAGCAAGTTTTTGTTGCGTGTTCATGTACTCGTTGAAGTTGAACGCTTTCTTGCGGAAGTCTCGACCAAACCTGGCATTGACATCACCGATAGGTACTGCTCCCTTGTTAGCAGCTAAGATGTCACGGATGTCGTCAAGGCGTAGTGACCGACCTTGGATACCTTCACCGATAAGTGCTTGCAATACGGGGTTATTGAATGTGCGGTTGGTTGCGCCCCCGGTGCGAGCCTTGAATTTGCCAGTCCCGGTGTCTTCGCGGATGAGTTCGTCAACCAACTTCATCATTTCCATCATTGTTTTGGGGTCAATGTCTCCGCGCACCCAAGCGTTGATGATGTTGCCCATGTAGTCGCCTACTTGCCAGCGAACTGAGATCGGCAAGATGACCGACTTCCAACCCGATGTTACTTTGCCAATTTTGGTGAACAACTTCTTTACGCCGTCAGGGATTGCAGCGTCCGACTTGGCTACGAAACTTGATGCGACTCTGTCACGCATACCGATAGGCATGACAAGCGTTGTTGCGTCAATGTCTTTACCTTCGACGATGTCTTTGAATGTATCCAGCGCAGAACGACCAGTATAAATATCTTCGGGGTCGGGCATTTGTACTTTAGATATTGGCTCTAAACCTTTTTCTTTCAACTTTTGTAGGATTGTATTGCCGACTTCTTTTTTGACAAGCTGTTCAAATTCGTAAGTGTTTAAGTTTGTGCGCTGGTTGCCAAGTTTGCGACGAGCGTCAATATCAAATTGTGCTAGTTGTTCATCAGTAAAATGGTAAGACACGTCAGTAACAAACTCACGGTTCTGAATAAGTCTTTGAATTACGACGTTGCGCGCGAATTGACCCAGGATCTCATTGACGCGGTCAGCAAATTTGCCTGAGTCCATTGCCATGACGTTGGTTGTCTTGACACCTTCGGTCGCTGATTGCCGTTCAGCACCAGCTGCTTCGCTTCGTAGTCGAGTTTCAATACGAGCCTGTGGTGTAACGGACGATGTTTCGCCTGCCGGGTAGTAAATAGGGCTTGCGCCTTCAACATTGAGTCGTGCTGCTCCGCTTTGGGCAAGTAACTGTGGCCCCATTGGCTGGCCTTGTAGGTCGGATAGTGCTTGTGCTTCGCCTTGGATCGTCTGTGTTTGTTGTTCTAACGCGTCTTGCTCGGCTGCTCTGCGTCGAACATCGGCAAGTTTTGCGTCTAGTTCGGCTTGCTTGACTAGAAGCGTTTGTTGTTCGGCATCTAATTTGCCAGCAAGACCTGGGAGCATTTGTGCTGATCCGTCAGCGTTTAGTTTGCCGACACCTTGTAGTCGCGCGAGGCGTGCGCTCTTAACAAGGCTGGCTATCGTCTTAGGTTCTGCTGTTTGGGCGCGTTCTACGACCCCGGCTAGACGGCGAGTTGCTTTCTTTGTAGTGGCGGATTCTTTTTCTAATTTGCTACGGCGTGTCAGTAGTTCGTTCGGAACCTTGGGTCGTGCTTGGTCGGTAAGTTTGGCTACTTTGGCCGCTAGACGGTTAAGGTCGGCTTGTGCTTTTTGTGCTGCTTGTTCGGCTTTGGCTAGATCACGGCGTAGACCTTCAACGGTGCGAGTGGCTTCTGCAAGCGTTGCGCGATCATCTAATTCGATCATGCGCTCAATCCACGGCAGGTTCTGCTGTGTAACTGTGGATGCTTCAATAGCCTGGTCAATGTTGGCCTGATTTTCGGCAGCAAGTTCTTTGCGAATAGCCTCTACGCCTTTTTGTTTGGCGCGACCTAAGTCTTTTTCGGCTTGCCATTGTTCAGCCCAGGCGCGACCAAGTTCTGCCATGAAATCGCTATCTGATGCGAAGTCACGACCTGTTTCCATGCTGAGTTGGTCAACGGCAACACCTTCATCCATGACGGTACGAGAGTTAACAAAATCGTTGTACGCCTTCTTAGCTAGTTTTGGATCACCAATAGCCTGGTAGACGGCACTTTCAAATGGCGCACGGAAGTCTTCCTGCATAAACGACATTGCGTTCGGATCGGTTGCCAAACCGATAGTCATTGTGCGCGAGCGACGCAACCGTGAAGGCATCAAACTATCTACAAGACCTTGGGCGACAGCAAGGCGTTGTGTGGCTTCTTCGACTAGGCGACGCTTAACTGCTTGCGCTGTGCCTTTGCTAACAAACTTGTCACCACTTGCGTACTGGCCGTGGATGCGAAGTGCTGTCTCAAAGTCTGTTTGTAACGCTGCAAGTTCTTCTTCGGTCAGTTTGTTGTATGCATCAATGTACGCCTGCTCCTGGTCTAACTGCTGGCGCACCGTGGCTTCGGCATCGGCTGTTTCAGTAGCGCGAGTACGAGCTTCGTCAAGGCTGACCTGAGTATTGTCCAACTCCTGTTGCAGATAGGCGTTAGCGGTTCTCTGACGGTCAATCTCGGCTTTAATCTCGGCATCAACCTGAGCGATCTCGTCGGGGATCGCGTCAATGCGAGACAGGTTTGCTTGCTCCGCTTGTCTTGCTGCGACAAGTCGTGGTGAACCGTTAGCAAGGTCAGGGAAAACAATGTCAGGGTTAGCAATAACTTGGTCAATCATTGCGTTAGCAGCGACAGCAAACTGTTCAATTTGTTGAAGTCGAGCCATTGTACTGTCAATGCCACCACTAAGTTTTGCTCCCGCACCTTGGTATTCGGCTTGAGCCTTTTGTGCTTCAGCGACTAAACGGTTGAGAGTTGCTTGAACACGAACCCAGGTTCGCACGTCGTATTTAGTCTGCTCACCTAAAGCCAACTTGATAGCAGTAGCAATTGACTTCAAGGTTCTGCCGGGGATTAAGTCTTGGTTTTGAACAGCAAGTTGCGCCAACTCGTCGGCCATAAAAGTTACGTCTTCGGCGCGAGCTGCTTGCGTTAAGCGTTCTCTTGCCAACATCACAGGTCGCATTGCAGCGGGATAGATCATCTTGTTCTGCATGAACATTGAGGTCTGCGGGTCATCTACAAGTACATCAAATGCTTCGGTCAATGCTTTGTAGGCAATGGCGTACTGTTCGCTATCAGGGCGTTTTTCTGCAAATTTCTCAAACAGTCCCGTTGGATTATCAAGGTCAATCTTTTGTTCGGTGACAAAATCCATGTGGTCGCGACGCAATACATACGCCATTGCTTCATCTAAAATTTCATAGACTGCTGTCTTGAGTTTTAGTCGATCT